AAACACCAGAACCTGATCCACCGACTTACTCTTTGAGTAGTACTAATTACGGTGCTGAGGGGAGTAATTTAACATTTACATTAACAACCACTGGATTACAGGATGGTGTCATAGTTCCATTTACATTAAGTGGTACTGCGACAATAGGTGACGATTATTCTGATGTTAACCCAAAAGAATTTGAAATTACCAACAATTCGTCGACGTACACGGTAACAACATTCCAAGATAATATAACAGACGGGGGTGACGAAACAATTATATTGACATTAGATACAGTTGACAATCAAGGAAATTATACGGGTAGTATAGGTAGAACCGCCTTTATTGGAGATACGTCTCTTACACCAACCCAAACACCTCAACCAACATCTACTCAAGGACCAACACCGACATCAACGGTAGAACCTACACCAACACCGGCACCATCTACTCCAACACCAACACCAACAGTTTCTTTAACGTGTTTAGACCCTAATAGTGACAATACTGTGATGTACAGTGAAATTAATTTTGGTCAAGGTAACTTTTATATATTTAATGGGAGTTATAAAACATACCATACAAATACAGGTACCTATATATTGAAAAATGTATCTAGTGGTCATCCTATAACAGTACTAAATAGTGGTAAGGAAAATCTAATTTATGTTGATGGTACACATGCAGGGACTAAAGTAGGTTCTGATGGGAACACGTATAGTTATTACTACGGAGACGTAATTATAACCGTCCAAGGAAATTATGGAACTGTAAGTTATGACTGTTACTACCATGGATATATGGGTGGTCATAATAATCTCGTATTTAGTAATACGTGTGATTCGTCAAATCCAACACCTACACCAACTAGTACTGTGGAACCAACGGCAACTCCTGTACCGAGTCCAACACCAACACCTACGGCGACAGTTGTACCAACGGCAACCCCTATTCCAACGAGTACACCAGAACCTGATCCAACACCAGAACCTGATCCAACACCATATCCAACGAGTACTCCAAACCCAACACCAACTAATGTACCTAACCCAACACCAACGGAACAACCTGAGTCCACACCAACAGCAACTCCTGAACCTTTACAACCTACACCAACGACTCAACCTGTGGCGACTTCGTCACCAACCCCGACGAGTCAACCAATAACGCCAACACCGACACCAACGGCAGCGGCAAATACGATTTACGTACACACACTTTAATGAGATATGACTAACGAGAAATTACAAGAATTAACATTATCCATAAATGAATCAACATCAGATGATATTGTTTCAGTAGGGTATGGGTTTAAGACCGTTAATGGTAAATTAACCAATGAAAAATCATTGGTTTATATGGTATCTGAGAAGAAAGATATAAACGAAATACCTGTAGATGAAAGAATTCCGTCAGAAATTAATCATGAAGGTGAAATTTTAAAGACAGACGTTGTTGAGGGTATTGTAAAACCTCAAGGATATGGGATGTGTGACGCGTCTTTTTATACTTGGCAAACAACCGCCCCAACTAATAGAGATGAACATAGACCTATAATGGGTGGTGTATCTGTAACAAATTTTGGTAAGTTATCTAATTACGTTGGGACAATGGGTTTTATAGCGGTAGATAATGAAACCAATCACTTGGTTGGTGTTTCTAATAACCATGTCCTTATCGATGATGCATGGATCACACAAGAACGTAATTTAAGTGGAATACACACCAATGTATACCAAGATCCCGTAACACAACCAAATGAACCTGGTAAGTCAGGTATTAATTTCAAAATGGGCACAGTGATAAGATATCAACCATTGAGTACCCCCACTAACTTTATTGATTGTGCAATTACAAGTATAGATGAGGGAATGATAGACCCTAATATTTCGTGGAGACAACATAATATAAATGGTATGACATCGGCTCCAAGATTTGCAACAACATCGGAAATAAATCAATTTCTTAGTGAAGACCACCGAGAATATTTTAGTGCGGGGAGAACCACAGGAGGTAAAGGTCAGGGAGTTATTAAATTACTTAGAGAACAATCGGCAGCATCAATAACGATAAATTATAATAAACAAGGACAAAGTACAACGACTAAGATGAACGACACATTTGTTCTGATGGCAAGTGGGAATACCACACCAACAGGAGATACCTGTTACTTTCCGTCAAACAGTGGTGATTCAGGTTCCGCAATATTGACAAAAGATGAAAATACCAATCAATATCTTATTGTTGGTTTATTATATGGTGGTACTTACATTAATGATGGTGAAAACCAATATCCTGTTCGTAGTTTGTGTAATAGAATAGATAGGATAGAACAAAAAATGAACATTAGATTTTGGGATGGAACCATGAATGGTATCACTCCTTACATAGGTGGGGATATGTTGTATGTTGTGGAGGGTGCGTCACAAGTAGAGAGTATTGTAATAAATGGTAGGACTTATTGGCAATTAGGTTTAGGTAACCCAAACCAATACCCCGCGACCAATGCGTAGTAAATAAAAAAATAGATTGAATATTTATTAGTATGGAATTTTTTATACGAAAAGGGGCAACAGACCCATTATTAAAATTAAGGTTAGTTGATGACGGTAGAAACGATAAGTCTTCTTTAAACGACTTATTGGAAAATGCGGACATTAGGTTTGATATGATTAATATCGAAACGGAGATTCCTGAAATATTAGGTGGACAATGTTTATTAACTACGAGAACCAAAAACTACGACCAAACCACAGAAGAGTATTATATAACTTACAGGTTCACTTCAGAACAAACAAAAGAAGTGGGTAAATTTGAGGGAATAGTTAATGTGCAATTTAGAGATACAGACTTGAAACCCACAAATAAACTCATTGTTCCAATTAAGGAAAAACTCTACATTAACATTATTTAGAAAGTGCGCAAACATTAAGGGATAATATGTGATATCTATCTTGATATTATAACTTATTTTACATATCTTTGTATTAATTAAGGCAAACTACCCAACTAAGGGTAAGCTAATGTGTCATCCAATTTTAATACAATGAAAGAAATCATTTCCCAAGAGGTAATCGAAGATTTCCTCAGTGGTTCGGATCCTGAAGATTATATAACAGGAATAGAATACGAATACCGATCCAACACAATCTACAAAATTATTCAACATCCTGAAAAGGGTAAAATTATTCGAAAAGATAAGTTAACTGCATTCTTATGGGTTGATGATCTTACAGGTTTAAATTTCTATGGTGATAGTAAGGCCAAACAACGTCAGAAAATGTCGGAATATGGTATTACTATTGAGAAGTTAGATACTGCGGATAATGAACGTTTAGAGAACGGTTACAATTTCTTAGTTAAAAGTAGTCAAGGTTATCGTTCACTTCTTAGTTTTTTTAGACAAGGAGGTTTGAACCCATGGGACGAAGAAATAAGAAAACATTTTATACTACTTAATCCTAAAGAACAATATCTTATACAAAAGGAAAAAAGATTATTCAAGGGTATTGAAGAATATGAGGATGTACATAGATTAGTTTTTGATATTGAGACAACAGGTCTTGAACCCGAAACAGATAAAATAATTCTAATAGGTTTAAAAGACAATAGAGGGTTTGTTAAAATCATCAATGCATTTGGTGAGGATGGGGAAAAGAATTGTATTATAGAATTCTTCAAATATGTTGAGGAACTTAAACCCACCATATTTTCAGGTTATAACTCCGCATTTTTCGATTTTCCTTTTATTCTAAAAAGGGCTGAGATATTGGGTATTGATATTACTGAACTTACTAAAGTGTTTATTGACATCGGACTAAAGGAAAGGGAAGGAATGTTAAAACTAGCTAACGAGGTTGAAACATATACCCAACATATGATATGGGGTATGAACATTCTCGATATTGCACATTCAGTTAGAAGGGCACAAGCAATTAATTCAGATATTAAATCTTGGGGTCTGAAATACATAACAAAGTACTTAGGTGCCGAGAAAGAGAATCGTGTATATGTGGATGGTGCATGGATTTCTAAAATATATTTGGATAACGAGAGTTATTACGTAAACCCAAAAACAGGTAACTACAAGAAAATAGGTGATCCAGGTACTGAGGGTTTATTAGAAAAATATCCTAACCAATTTGAGGTGTGGACAGGTAGAAAAATTGTAGAACAGTATCTTGATGATGATTTATATGAAACTATGGTTGTTGACGAATCATTTAGTCAATCAACGTTTTTATTGTCAAAGGTTGTACCTACAACGTATGAACGTATATCAACAATGGGTACCGCAACATTATGGAAACTAATAATGTTAGCTTGGTCATATAAACATAATTTAGCGGTACCTGAGAAACAAGATAGAAGAGCGTTTACAGGTGGTTTATCAAGACTACTTGCAGTTGGTTATGCTGAGAAAGTGGTTAAGTTTGACTACTCCTCACTATACCCATCAATCCAATTGGTTTACGATGTATTTCCTAAGTGTGATGTAATGGGGGTACAAAAATCTATGTTAAAGTATTTTAGAGATGTTCGTATAAACTATAAGAAGTTGGCATCACAACATTATAAAACCGACCCTGAATTATCAGAAAAATACAACAGAAAACAACTACCAATTAAGATCTTTATTAATGCATATTTTGGGTCTCTTTCCGCACCTCACGTATTTCATTGGGGTGATATGGATACAGGTGAAACAATTACGTGTGTTGGTAGACAGTGTTTACGTATGATGATTATGTTCTTCGAAAAGAAAGGTTATAAGTCACTGGTGATGGATACGGATGGTGTAAACTTTTCTTGTCCTGACGATGTGGAAGATAGAGTATACGTCTCAAAAGGTCTTAACGAGTTGGTAGAAGGTGGTAAAACCTATACGGGTGCTGAAGCCGACACTGCCGAGTTTAATGACATTTTCATGAGAAATGAAATGGGGTTAGATATTGATTATGTGGCACCATCAACAGTTAATGTCGCTCGTAAGAACTACGTACTTAAAAAACCAAGTGGTGGACTTAAACTGACAGGTAATACCATTAAATCAAAGAATCTTCATGGTTATATTGTTGATTTCTTAGATGAGAGTTTAAAACTAATGTTAGACGGTAAGGGACAAGAATTCTTAGATGTTTACTACAAATACATTGGTATGATTTACAATAAAGAGATTCCATTGTCTAAGATTGCTAATAAGTCAAGGGTGAAATTATCAGTAGAAAATTACCTCAAATCCATGGAGACTAAAACTAAGAGTGGTGCGTCTAAGGCGAGACAGGCACACATGGAATTAGTAATGAAAAATAATTACCCTGCAGGACTTGGAGAAACCATATACTACGTTAATAATGGTGATCGTAAGGGAGATGGTGATGTACAGAAAATGACCAAACCAACTAAGAAATTCCAAAAGGAGTTTCTTGAAGAACACGGATACCCTGTTCCTGAGAACTATATAAAAATTAATTCCTTTATGATTACCGAACAGGAATTGAAAGAAAACCCCGACATGAAGGGTGATTATAATGTTGCACGATATATTAATACCTTTAATAAAAGAATAGAACCTTTATTGGTTGTATTTCATCCCGACATTCGTAGTGACATTATTATTGATAATCCCGATGATAGACCTTTCTTTACGATAAACCAATGTAAGTTGGTTAATGGGTTCCCGATGAAAGAGGGTAGTCAGGATAGTTTTGAAGAAGTTATGACATTATCTGATAGTGAGGTGTTGTTTTGGAAAAAGGTTGGTAGAGATCCGTATTTTATGTATTTGGAAGATAGTCTTGATCATGTTGATCAATATTGGGTACAGAAAAATAGGGATGCAGTTAACTTCAAAGTTCCAAGTAGTCCAACTCAAGAGGGTGATTTAATTGAAAGGGGTGGTCATGATTATGCTACACACACAGATGTGGAGATTTAAATCATATTAAAAGGAGATGGCATCGCTCTGTACTTTAACGACTTGTTAAGACTTTCGGCTTCATTTCCTTTTCTTTCTAACATTTTGTCAGGTCTTAACCTTTCTAATCTTTGTGACAATTCTTCGATGAGTTTTAGTTTTTCATCTTTACCTTCGGTTAGTAACGATTGGTAGTCTAATTTAACTTGGCTATCGGGTACTTGTAAGTCTCCCGAGAATTTAGAGTATATTCTACATAAACCTTCTTTAGAGTATGCAATAAGGAATTTTCTAACCCACGTTTGTGCGGGTCTATTAAGTTCTTCCCACACTAACTCTTCAGTTGCAATGTCAGATGGTAATTTTACCACATCTTTATTTTTATCTAAACAATCATCTCTATCTGTTGTGTCGTAATACCAATACCAAACATAGTAATTATGTTGTTGTATTGAACCAAAGTCAAATCTACCACCAGGTACGTTAGCTAAGTGAATATATTTTTTACCTTCAGGACCCGCAGTTATACGATAAGTCATTTCACCACCAATTAAACGGTTTTTAATGTTCCTATCTTGCATACGTGATAATAAATCATAAGCGGGCAACATAAAATAAGAACCTGACGTTCCCATTTGTGCGAAACCACCTACACCACCTGAACCTACACCACCAAGACCACCAAATCCACCTAAAAATGGATCCACGATAGAATCGGTTAGTTCGGCACGTGTAAACCATAACAATTCATTTATTTCACGACCTGCTGGAATCTCATATACTTGTTGATCTCTAACAAGTTCTATTTTGTCTTTCAGTAATTCAGAATCACCACCCGCCTGTAAACCAACAATTTTTGAATATGCATGTGAGTATTGTGTTTCATAGTCTAATGATCTCGTAGTAAACGCTCTCGTCAAAGATTGCGTATCAACATTTAACCCAGCTAAAGATGACCACTGAGATTCAATTAACCAATCACTTACGTACTGTTCATATTCATCCAAGGACAATTCTAAGAAAGTATCCATCTGTTCTTCAGTCAATTCTATCGACCTAATAGGTGCTCCCAAAAGGTTAAGAACCTGAGAATATAACTTGTCTCGATTTGCCGGTGTGATAATAGTGCTTGCCATACTTGATTTATTAATATAAATAGTTTACATTTGAGAAAAACAGAAGACCAATTTTGAATTTAGATAAAATAAGACTTAAACATCGTAAAACACTTAGTATATGGAGGTACATTCATCAAACCTCTAAGTTTAACAAACCTTTCACTAAAGAAATTAATAGAATAGTTAGAGAAACTCACTCAGGTGATAAGTCAAGGTGGAGAAACTTGATGGGTAGTGTAGGGGGTGGTTATTATAATTTTGATGAGTCAACAAAAGAATATACCTATAGAAGTGGAATAAACTATATCAATACGGGATATTCATATCAAGAATATATAGAATCTGTTTTAAAGGAAAAATATGGGATTAAGTTACCATACCAAATAAACGGTGAAGGTGGTTATATTGAAGAAACTGTTGTAGAGACATTAAAAGAGTTTTGTTATTATTTGGAATTTTACAAAGAAGATTTTCTTTTCGATGGTGAGATAAAAGACCACATTGAAAATATACGACTTAATTTAAAGGTAGTTTCTGAACGTTCAGAAAAATTAATTGCCGATAAATTTAAACTCATATGGCCTGACTGTATTAGTTATATATCCTCCACAGGAAATGGGGGGAATGTAAAAGACTTTATAGGGATTGATGCTGAGGTTGTATTTGATGATGGTGTGAAAACTGTACAATGTAAAGAGGTTAGTTTTATTGAGGAGAATAACGATAAGATTATATTAACCCTCACAATGGACCATTCAAAATACTCAGATATAGATTACTATGCATTTACTCACGATAAGAAATATATTGTGTTTAAAAATGAATCTGAAGGTATAGAGGTTTCAACAAAGACTACTGGTGGTAACATTTATTCGTTTAATAAAAGTCTAATTGTGTGTTCTACGTTTTAATATTTTTAACTAACTCACTACCAAAACTTTCCGAATATTCCCCATCCCCCATTACTTGATCTATAATTTCTTTCTTTTTCTGTAAAATATTATATATTGTCATTTCGATAGTATTTTCAAAAACAGGGTAATAAACGAGTACACTATTCTTTTGTCCATATCTATATGCCCTATCCTCTGCTTGTGAATGATCTGCAGGAACAAACGATAAGTCATTAAAAATAACAGTGTCTGCCGCGGTTAGAGTAATCCCAACACCCGCCGCTTTAATGTTACCAATAAAGACCTTAACTTTATCTTCATTTTGAAATCTATCCACGGACTGTTGTCTTCTATCTTTAGACATCCTACCATCTAATACCACTGCCTTCTTTCCGTACTTCTCATAAATCATATCTAAAGACATAGTAAAGTTGGTAAACACAATTACCTTCCTACCTTGTTCTAATACTTTATCAATTAGTTCACATGTATGGTCAACCTTTTCAATTGCAATTAATTGTCTTAATTTCATTAATCTGTTAAGTGTAACGGTTAGACTTTCTTTTTTCCTATTCTCCTTACTTATTCTCAAGAACTCTGTAAGTTCATCATCGTAAAAAGAATTTTTTAATTCTAACCATATCGGTGAGATTATTTTTTCAGGTAAGTCTAATATGTCGGTCTTCATTCTTCTTAGTACCACCGCCTTGGTTTGTTCCCTTAACTCATCTAAGTTACTTGCCCCACTTGTGTTCCATATTTTTCTACCACCTACCCTAAATTGATAACCTTTACAGTATCTTAAAACATAACTCTTCCAATTTAGTGTCAAGGGTGAGTTTACAATTTTTAGTAAATTAAAATAGTTAATCGGTCTTGAGGTCATAGGTGTCCCTGTAAGTAACCAAACCTTAGGTATTTTTGCAAGTATGTCATTTAACAGTTTTGTTCTCTGTGCTTGACTGTTCGAAATGTAGTGTGCCTCATCCACTATCGCAAGATCAAACCCCTCATTTAAAATTATTTTATATGCATCACTATCCTCAGTATTTTCTGTAGTATGAAAGTTTTTAAGTATATCGTAATTTATAATGTAATATTTAAAAGTGGATCCCCACTTCTTACCTTCAACAATTAATACGTTTTCATCCGAATAAAGTTCTATTTCCCTCTTCCAATTGATTTTAAGGGACGCTGGACAAACTATTAATACTTTTTTAATGTCACTCTCCAAAGATGCAATAACAGTACTTGTGGTCTTTCCTAGTCCCATATCATCAGCAAGAATAAACTTATTGTTTGCTAATAACTTCTCTATTGCTATTTTTTGATGTTCCATTGGAGGTCTATGAGAATACGGACTATAATCTACTTCACGATCTAAAGTCTTCTCCTCTTGGATAACCGACGCTTTGGGTATCCACATAGAAACGGGTTTCATCTCTTTGGTTAAGTTACCCCATATATTATATGCCTTGTCACTTTCACATAGTAGTTTTTCCACCCACACTTGTTCAACGGGAGACATGAGTAATCGATCTTCTTGTAGTTTAGTCCCAAAAGATCTTGCAATCCCAAGATACTTTCGGGCAACCTTTGGTACTACCTCATGATATTTTATGACATAATCAGATTGTGGACGAGTTAAACTATAATTTTTCGATCTTTCGAATTTATGTTTTAAGTCCAATATATGGTTATTATAACCTGTATATCCTGTTACAATCTCCCTCGCTTGTATTTCGGGTAATAAGTTTCCCATCTATAAACTAAATATAAGGAATTCAAATCAGTTTTTAAACTATTTATCTATATGAGTAAAAAATTACCAATTAAAAGAATGAGTAAATTCTTCTCTGAAGAAGACTTTGACTTTAACGTTCAAATAGGTCAAGAATATCTTCATGGGGATTTAAATATGAAATTGGTACTCTATCGTGTTGATACTGAGAGTACAGATACCGATGCTGTATATGCTGAGGTAGGGAAAGATCAAATCAAGTTCTTTCCACCTATTGAGTTTAACGCGTTAGTTAAAATAGAACCACCTAAAAATAATTCTTATAAACCTGGTTTAGTTCGTTACATAGAACCTGGTAATATGACCGTATCTGTTTATATAAGTCATTTACGAGATTTGGGGGTTGATATAAAATACGGTGATTTTATTGCATATCCTGAGACTGAAGATAAGATTAGATATTATACGGTCGCAAATGACGGTAAAGTTACTTCAGACAATAAACATAATATGTTTGGTTTTAAACAACATTACAGAACAATAACTTGTGTACCGGCAGAAGAGTCGGAATTTAGAGGAATATAATGGCAATACCTAAAAGAAAAAATAACATAAAAGTTTACCAAGGAAACGAATTAATTGGTAGACGACAGGAATTATTAGATAAAATCACTGAAGGTGATTCGTTTCTTCCTGACTCGGTACTACACGACGATTTAGATTTGGGTATGTTAGACTTTGTAAAGAAGAACTTTATTATTGTTTCTAATGGTTCACAAATACCAATTATACCTAAAATCTTAACTACACAACGTTGGGGTGAGTTTACTAACACGTGGGACTTTGCTAATTTAGATGGTAACCCATCGTTACCTTTTATTAGTGTAATAAGAAAACCCGACGTTCAGTTAGGGACTAACCCAAGTTTACAAAGAACCATACCTGATAGACAACAATTTCATTATGCTACAGTACCAACTTGGAATGGAACTCAGGTCGGTGCGGACATTTATAAAATACCACAACCCGTACCTGTTGATATAAGTTATGAAATTACCATTGTTTGTACAAGATTCAGAGATTTAAATAAATTTAATCAAGTAATACTACAAAAGTTTACTTCAAGACAAGCATATACCACTGTTAAAGGACATTATGTACCAATAGTTTTAGATAGTATTGAAGATAACACACCCGTGGATTTGGAGTCAAGAAGATTCTACGTTCAAAATTATAAGTTCACTTTATTAGGTTTTATTATAGACGATGAGGAATTTGAAGTGAAACCCGCAGTTAGTAGGTTATTTTTAATGAACGAATTTATTAAGAGTAATAATTTTGAAAAGAAGTATTTGACTAAAAATTTAGAAATTACCGTTGCTAACTTTACCGCTGATGGGGTACAAACAATCTTTAGTGTGGGTGAAACGATAGGTATACTTTTTAATACCACCATTAATGGATTACTACAAGAAAGGGGTGTTGAATTTAATCATGTTTCTTTAACTTCTAAAATAAGTTTTGTAGAACCACCAAGAGAAGGGGCTAAAGTAACCATTACCTATTATAAAGGTAGGTCAAGTGTTTTTGTCGATTCCGACGGGAATGTTAGACAGGTATCTACAGAATATTTTGACTACTCAGGAGGTGGTCTTTCATTTACTACAGTAAACAATATAGATAGTGTTATTAGTTTAGATTTAAACGGTCTATTATTAGAAGAAGGTAGTGATTTCGATATTACGGGTGGTACTGAAGTAACACTAAATGGAACTCCTCGAATTGGTTCGAGAATAGGTATTACTTATCTATTCTAATAACCCACTGGGTTTTTTGGGTTTTTATTTTAACCCACTGGGTTTTTTGGGTTTTTATTTTAACCCACTGGGTTTATATTTTAATTGGCACAAACCCGCCACACATACATGATATGTATTTTAATTGGCAGAAACCTATTCACCGTATAAACCTCTTTTTCGATCCACACAATTGGTTTCTATCCACTTTTCCACAACTTTATAAATTTTAAAACCATTATCATCACAATACTTTTTTAAGATATCGTGGTGTTTTTGACTTATTTTAATGTTTTTGGGGGTTTTATCGCTCATAAAGATAAATATAGATAAAAAAATATCTTTAAATATCCTAAAATAAAAAACTTGAGTACTCTTTACTAAAAACTAAGATATTTATAGTAAACAATAAAAATTTATAATTAAAGTTAATCGATGGCAAATTCAAACAGAGTATTCGTTTCTCCAGGTGTATATACCTCAGAAAAGGATTTAACGTTCGTAGCACAAAGTGTGGGTGTGACCACATTAGGGTTATCAGGTGAGGCACTAAAAGGACCTGCATTTGAACCAATTCTAATAAGAAATTTTGACGAATTCAAAACATATTTCGGACCTACTTCACCAAACAAATTTTCGGATGGTAACCCAAAATACGAAATGGGTTATGTCGCGAAATCATACCTTCAAGAATCTAACCAATTATTTGTAACAAGGGTTTTAGGTTTGACGGGTTACGTACCAAAAATAACATACGCAATTAAAACATTAGGAGGAGTATCAGTAAACTATACAGGTGGAACTACAAATATAGTAGACCCACTTTCAGGAACTTCAACAGATATCTCCACATGTACATTCATAGGAGATCTTTCAGGAAAGGTAGCGAATGATGGTAGTACTGTACCTGATTATGCTAATAGTCTTAATGTGGTTGACGGAACATGGTTTACTATTGGTTTAGTTGATGGTTCAGAGACAGTGAGTTTAAACTCATCTTTAGAGGTGTCAGGTCCAATAGGTACAAACAACAATAACAATTGGTACAATACGTACTTCTCAATAGATGGTCTTGGGGATGTCGACGGGGTATATTCATACCTTTTCGTATTTGACGCAACGGCAGACGGGTTTAAAATAACTCAATTTAAATATGGGGCGGAAGTAAATTCCGACTACGACAATATAGTGGTATTATCATTGAGATCAAGAGGATCATACCAAGGACAAACATTAAACCTTGAATTAGGTTTATCAACTGACGTAGATGTTACATCATCTACTTTAGGGACTGACCCACTATCAGAATTTACACTTAGTGTTACAGGTTCTACGAGTGGTGCTAAGTCATTTACATGTACGTTGAACACATCATCTACCAAGTATGTTTCTAAAGTATTAGGTAACACTAATTTCGATAAGAAGAAAAATGAAGTACCTCTTTATGTTTTTGAAGAGTACCCAAAATTATTATCGGCACTTTATGGACAAGGACTTGTTAGAGGTTTAGATGTTGAACACATTTCTCATAACGTAGGTAATGATTACTTAAATCAGTGGGAGACACCAGCTTCACCAACAGTCGTATCTGAAGTGAGAGGTGGTATTGTTTCTGACTTATTTAGTGTAATTAGTATTTCAGATGGAGATGCGGCAAACACACAATTAAAAATACAAGTTCAAAACATTGACCTTGATTCAGGTGAGTTTGACGTGATAATTAGAGACTTTAATGATACTGATAATAATGTTTCAGTACTTGAAAAATTCTCAAGATGTACAATGAACCCTGACCTACCTGGTTACATTGCTAAAAAGATAGGTACTTCAGACGGTGAGTACGAGTTACGTTCAAAATATATAATGTTGAACATGGCTGAAGACGCACCTGTAGATGCATTTCCTGCAGGATTTAAAGGATTTACATCAGATTTCTTAGGTACATCTAAAGTTGGTAACGTATTATTCAAAACAAAATATAATGTGGCGGGTGACATTGTTTCTTATAACTCACAAGGTACAGAACAAAAAACTAACGGAGATAAAATCAGAAAAGTTACTTTAGGTTTATCATCTCAAATTGGTTTCGATAGAGATTTATTTGAATATAAA